GCGGTGACAAATGAGTATCCATCGTTGGGGGTAACTCCCCCAGCGGTGGCTGCTTTAGCAAAGCAGAAACGTACTCTCATTAGGGTGCACATCCAGTGCAGCTTGGTGTTGTTTGCTAGAAAGGTTAGATATCACGTTAGTTGGGGATCGTTACGAATTGGATACATTATATATGCACCAAATTAAAAGTCGTACAAGTCAGACGCGCTCACCAGAGCGCTTACTATATCTGGCTGTCGCCCAACTGCGTGACGTGCAAACGTTACACAGTGATGCGATATCACCTGAATCGCTCAAACTTACCGCCGCTAAGGTGGTCAGTCGTGTGTCGATGGAAGGAATTGGTTTCTTAACCAAATCACTACCACGTCTAGGTAAGGCCCTTGATCGGGCTTTATCGGGTGATTGTTTGTTGAACGCCGAGTCTGTTGGCTTCAAGCCGATGGATGGAAGCGTACTCCCTGTTTTGCTAGGGGAGTTGTTCCAACGAATATTCACTAACGACGGTTGCGTCCGAGTGGACGCCTGTGTCAGTAGCATCAAGTCGTTGAGGCAGTTCTTGTACAGTTTCTATAAGTACAAATTGCCCTACGATACAGAGACGGAAGTCGCCGTCCTCGATCAGTTTGTTAAGACTGAAGAGGAGGTAGCGCGATGGTCAGAGTTCTTCTCCACCTGGAGTGAGGCTCTGATAAGCACGAATGATGGGCGGATTAACCGCCAGTATGAAGAGGTATACCCCTTCTACACATCATTAGTCCTGCGAGCAAGACGCCTTTTGTGGCGTGTGCTCAAGGATCTCGATCTACGTGATATTAAACCGTGCCACGGTCCTGGGGCAGTCTCCACTGGGGAGAAGCTTCAGGAGAAGTGGACGTTTTCTAAGATCTCTCCGCGCCTTGCGGAGATGTATCCTATCGACGAGTTTTTCTTCTCGTCGCTTAGTCATGTATGTGATCGCCCCGAGCAATTGGGGTCGATTGAGATCTGTGAGGTTCCGGCCAAGGTTGTCCTTGTCCCGAAAGACTCACGCGGTCCTCGTTTGATATCTGAGGAGTCACTGGGAAACCAGTTTATTCAACAGGGTCAGATGAGAGCTTTAGTTCATCACGTTGAGCGTCATCCATTAACAATGTATAACGTTCACTTCACCGACCAGCGACCGAACCAGCTCGGGGCCCTTTTAGGGTCTTCGACTGGTAAGTACGCGACACTTGACCTCGCAGAGGCCAGTGATCGCGTTTCGGTAGGTTTGGTGAAACTGTTGTTCCCAGGCAACGTCCTAGACGCCCTGATGAGCAGCAGGTCTTTATCAACGGTTCTTCCGGATGGAAGGGTTATAAAGCTCAATAAGTTTGCGCCGATGGGGAGTGCAGTATGCTTCCCTGTCTTAGCGCTTACGGTTTGGGCCCTCCTTTCTGTCGGGGCGCCGGATGCAGAGTCCCGAGAGGGACTATTGGTATATGGCGATGATGTTGTCGTACGAAGCGGTTACGCCGCGCACGCGATACGTATACTCGAAGCCGTTGGCCTAAAAGTCAATCGGCATAAGAGTTTCTCCAGTGGACTCTTTAGGGAGTCGTGTGGCCTAGACGCCTTTCGAGGCGTTGAAGTTACCCCGGTGCGATTCAGCACCGTCTG